TCGGACTACTGAAGTCAATCGAGGCCACGGCACTGCCCAGGTCCCGCGCCGCCGTTTCGCTGTCCTTGATCAGGGCGTCGATCTTCTCGGTGGCGTCGACACCGGCGTTCATTTCGGCGTTGATGATCACCAGCTTGAGCCTGAGCTCTTCCATTGAGCGGATCAGGGCGTCGTTTTCCGCCCTGACACGCGCGGTCACGGCAGGATCGTACTCGTCGCGCCCGATCATCTGCCCCGGACCACGCGCCCGGCCAGATGCGATCTCCTGCTCTCGCCGGATCATTTCGTCCAGTTGCTGCGCATGTTCGGCCAGTCGCGCCCTGGCGGCCCGCCGCTGATCCTCGAGATCCATCTTGCGCAGCTCTGCCAGGGCTTCGCGGGCGCGCGCTTCCATTCTGAGCGATTGCAGGACCTGCGGCGTGACCTGCGCCTGCGCGATGCCGGTCAGCGCGATGGCAGCAGTATACCGTTCCTGCGCAGTGCGCGCCTCTTCGAACGCCGACTTGTAGTTCGAAAAGGCCGAGTCGAGCGCCTGACCCAGGTCCTCTGCCGCCTCTTCGGCCTCGAACAGCTTGGGAATGAAGGCCGCGCCAAGACCCACCGCGGCACCAGCGATCAGCGGCAAAATACCCCCAAACCCGCCGAGGATGTCCGGCAGCTGGATCGCAACCGCGCTCATCAGGTTCCCACCCGCCGCGACCTGCTGGCCGATCTGGTTGACCTGCAACAGGCTGTTGCGCAGCCCCATGCTGGCGCCGACGCTGGCCGTGTCGACCAGTTCCATCGCCGAGGCCGCGCCCCGCGACCGCGCCTCCAGGCCCGCCAGGACCTGCGCCGCATCCTGTTGCGAGGTGATCCCCAGTTTCACCGCCCGGTTGACCTGGGCCTGCGCCCTCTCGAACCGCATCTGGGCGGCATAGGCCGGGTCGATGCTGGCCTTGAGCGCCTTGAACTGCCGTTCCTCCGCATCCAGCATCCGCTCGAACGCCTTGGCCGACTTCTCCGCCGACTTCTGCCCGCGGTCGATCTTTTCATAGGCCTGCCGGCCCGAGTCGCCGATCTTCTTGAACCCGCCCTCGACCTGCTGGCCGCCGGCGAGTTCAGCCCGGTATGTGACCTTCCGCTGCACCATGTCCTGCGCTTTCGATTTCCTGGTCTGCCGCTTCGTTGATCGCGGCCACCGCCGCCTGCTCGATCCGTGGCATCAGCTCCGCCACGGCGATGCGCGGGATGCCCAGGGCATCCCCGACCGCCAGGACGGCGGTCATGTCGTATCCGATGACCCGGCCCGAACTGGCCCGGATCTGTCCGCCGCAGCGCAGGGCCAGGTCCCAGACCTGCCGCCCCTCGATGCTCTGCGGTGCGTTCACCTTCATCGGGCAGGCGTCACAGACGCCCGCGCAACTGCTGCAATAGCCGTCCGAGCCGAAATGCCATTCGGCCCGACGGCTCAGCCGTTTCCCTCTTCATCCACCGCCAGCGCGGGCAGGACGTACTTGTCCATGAACGCCCGGTAGATCACCCCGTCCTCAAGCATCGCGTCGATGTAGTCGGGCGAGGGTTCGATCGGGTTGCCGTTTTCGTCGCCGACGCCCTCCCAGGCGACGATCACCGCCCGCGCCAACCCCTTGGCAAAGGGCACCATCCCGGCGGGCTGGGGCGCAGCATCTTCGGGATCTGCGTCAGGGTCCGCGCCCTGGCGCATGTCCAGGCGGACTTGCTCGACGATCGTGCTGCCAGCAGGCAGGACCTGCACCTGCACGCCGCGCGGCAGGTCGATCCAGTAGGGTTCGGGTTTCAGGTTCAGGTTCAGCATCAGTAGCTCTCCACCGTGTTCAAAAGGGTTGCGGTCAGCATCGCGCTGTCGTCGGTGGCGCGCGCCGCCATGAAGCTGAAGTTGGCCTCGATCCCGCCGGGCCCCTCGACCGGGCGGCCGGGGACGGACAGGAAGACGCGCGGCATGGCCAGGGTCAGCTTTTCCGTCGCCGATTTCGTCAGCACGAAGGACAGCGCGATCGGCGTGCCCGCCTTGGCGGTGGTGAACAGGCTTTCGCTGGCGAAACGCAACCGCATGTTCCCGGTCATGGCGGCGCGCATCGGGTCCAGCCCGCCGATGAACTCATCGCCGGTCACCGTGTCCACCTGGTCGAGGTTGTTGCTGAACGTGAAATCCGCCGAGACCACGTTCGCCTGCGCCGAGGCGTCGATCTCGACGCTGGCCTGCCGCTGCATGAAGCGCGACAGCGCGTAGCTGGACGGCGTCCCGGCGGCGGTGCTGGAGGCCGGCGCCGTCACCGCCTGCCCGATCACGCCCACAGTGCCGTTGACCCGTCCGCCCCGCTGCAGCGTCAGGCGCAGGGTGTCGGCGCGACAGCCGCGGAACATCTCGTAGCTGGGAACATCCGGCACCTGCTTTTCCAGGCTGAAGCTGGGCAGCGACCAGGCACCGGATTCGAACGTGTGGATGTAGTAGCCAGAGTTGCCCGAGTTGTCGCCGCTGGTCGGCGCGCCCATTAGCGCCTTGAGCCAGAAGCCCAGGGCCTCGAGGTCGATCGGGATGCCGATGTCGCCCGCGACATTCGCCACGTCAAGGTCCGCATCGCCCGGGTCGCGGGTGCCGACAAGGTCATCCTCGATCAGCCCCCGGTCCAGCGCCAGCCCGTTGGACATATGCGGCAGGAAATAGAACCCGCTGCCCGGTGCCGTCTTTTCGGTGCTTTCGAATGCCGCGGCGGCCAGTGACCGCTCGCCCCTTCCTCGTGCCATGTCAGGCCTCCTTCAGGTCAAAGGGTTTGTGGTGGCGTAGGACAGGGTGACCCGCACCACGTCCACACGCATGCTTTTGCCGCCCTGTACGCGCTGATCGTCGCTCTCGACCGGCTGCGCCTCGACCCAGTCGCAGAGGCCGCCCAGCGTTCGGTCCGCCTCGATCGCGGCGCCCAGCTCCTGGCGGCGGGCGTCTGTCACGGCCTCGCGGCCCGTGGCGCCCTGGGCGTAGAACTCGAACTCGACATCGTGGTCGAGGTGATAGGTGCGCGGCAGGGTCACGCTTTCGACCGCCGGGCGGCCGTCACGCATGATCACCAGACCGGCGGCGGGAATAGCCTCCGGAACGACAAGGTTGCGCTCGACACCGCCCGTCACCGCGCCGTTCGCCAGCGTGTGCAACGCCGACAGGCGCGCCTCGACATCACTCGGCATGCCTGCCCCTCATTCTTCAAAGCTCACGGAATCGAGGATGCGCGCCGCCCAGCCGTCCGACTTCGCGAGGAAATCCAGCTTCTTGCGCAGCTTGACCTGTTTCACGAGGTAGAAGACGACCGAGGTCTGTTCCCCGGTCAGTATTCCGTCCTTCCGGCGGCGCCCGCGCTTTTGGCGGACAAACCCGCTCTTGTTGATCCGGGTGCCATCGGCCACCAGGAAACTGACGCGGCTGTCGCGGTAGACGAACCGCAGCTTCAACCCGGTCTTCTGCTCGAAGGCGGCGGGCGTCATCTTGCGCCCGAACCGCTGCTTGCCGGCCCCCGGCGCCGGGATCGCCAGGTACAACCCGTTGGGCGACCGGATCAGCGATCCTTCGAGATGCGACAGGATGATCTTGGGCGAGTTGGCCCAGACCAGCGCGGCCGCGTTCATGCTGTTCTGCCCCTGCGGATAGGTCTGGTGCCTGACCGAATTGGCCAGTCGCCCACCCAGCCCGCTTTCGCGGATCTCGTCCCGCCAGGCATCCTGCAGGAACTGGCCGGCCCGCCGCATCGCCGCCGTGTGGCTGCGCTCCAGCTGCTCAAAGTCCCGGCGGGTGATGTCGCGCAGGTCGCCGTCCTGTGTCACGCGCAGGCTCATGCCGGGCGCGCCTCGATCCGCCATTTCAGGCGCCGCTCATCCCGAACCGGCTCGCCCTGAACAGTGTAGGTTGCACCGTCGACGGTGATCGTGTCGCCCGCCGCTGGCGCGGCCACATCCGAGACCAGCACCCAGAAGCCCGCCGAGGCGGACACGAACGTGCCCGCCCCGAACCCGTCCTGACTGTCGGACAGGTCAGGCATCACGCGGATCGCCAAGTCCTCCGGCTCGGGGTCCGGCGGCCCTGCCCATGCCGGTGTGTAGGTGGCATCCACCCCCAGCGGCCCGTTGAAGATGGCAGAGGCATCGGCGGCGAATGTCACGCGGGCGGTTCCTGCGGTCCGCCGCCCGCGCTGTCATCCTGTTCGGTGGTGGGTGCGTCCGGAGGTTGCTGGACTGAACCGGTGGCCGGATCGGGAACTGTCGCCGGTTCCGTCCCGGTCTCAGCCCCGGGCTCCGGATTGACCTCCTCGAACAGCGCGGTGTTCAGTCGCCCCTTGAACTCCGCCACCTCGATGACCTCGCCCCGCTTGAACATCAGGCTCTGACCGCCGTCGAGGTCGACCGCCTTCAGGCGTTTGGGCACCGGACCCAGGACAGAGACACGCCGCGCCCACTGTTCCTTGGTCAGCTTGACCTTGCAGGGGCCGCGCAGGACGGCCCCCTCGGCTTTGATCACACGTACCTCGATCATGATCAGGTCGCCTGCACCAGGCAGGCGTGCTGCCAGTAGCCGTAACCGGCGTTCGCCCAGTAGGAGGTGCCAAACAGCCAGCGCTTGTTCTTGACCTCTTCCTCAGACCCTTCGGCGATCACATCCAGCTGGATGTCGGTCTCCTGCTGCCAGATGAAGGGCTTGGCCGAACCGTCCGCCCGGAAGACCGCCAGCTTGTCGGTCCAGGTGAGGCGCGGGTTCGTGGCCAGGGCGAAGGAGAAGCCGTCGAGGTTGACCATGACGTTGGTGTCACCACCGCCCAGCACCGGGTTCCGCAGCGCCGATGCCGCCGCCGAGAAATACGAAGTCGGCACCATGACGGTGAACTGACGGGCCAGTTCGTTCATCGGCTCGCCCTGGTCGTCCTTGAACGACAGGATCTGCTCGACACCCTTCAAGACCATCGCCCGGACCTCTTCCGGCGACGGCGCAGTGGTCGTACCGTGAACGCTTGCCGGCTGGGCCGAGATGTCGACGCCGATGTCGTTCGACTGGGTTCCGCTGTCGCCCTCGCTGTGGTCGGTGTCGAAGAAATACTGCCCATCGTAGCAGGTGGCGCTTTCCGCCTGGGTGATCTTCGTCGACAGCAGGCTCTGGCGGTGGGTCACCGCACGCACCGCCAGTTCATCGACACGCTGCATGATCTGGCCGGTCTTGTCGCGACGCACCCAGTCGATCGGGATCTCGAAACCGTTTTCCCATTCGATGTTGGCGATCGTGATGCCGTTCTCACGCAGGCCATGCCAAATGCGGTCACCCTTGCGTTCGGCCATCGCCGGCGCCTGGCCAAGCCACTTGTAGGTCTCGCTGTCCTGATCGGATTCGAAGGTCATGGCGATGCTGGACGCCCAGGAGGCCTCGAGCGTCGCTTCGAGCCGCTGGTAAAAGTTCCCGATGATGGCCCGGGAAGAAAGGCCCTTGTTCTTGCTCATCTGTCTGTCTCCTGTGATCAGACCGCCGCGCCGACAAGCGCTGCGTCGAACTCGACGATGGCCACGCCCGAGGACACGAAGCGTTCGACATAGCCGATGTGGGAATTGCCGCTGGCGACAAGCGTGAAGGTGTCGTCGTCGCTGGCGTAGACCGCAGGCCGGTCGTTGTCGGTGATCGCGGCAGAGGCAACGGCAAGCTGGATCTTGCCCTTGGTCTTGACGGTAACGTCGATGTCGCCAGCGGACCCGGCCGAGTTGTCGGCGGTCTCGATGTTGAAGCCCAGGAACCGATCCCCGGCCTGGAGCGGGCGGGCATAGCCCGACCCGTTTTCACCGACGGCGGCGCCCTCGTAGATCACGTCGGACGCGATCACCGGATAGGCGGTCTGGTCGCCGTACAGGTACTTCCGCGGGCTGTCTGCGGGAAGAGTCGTCATCTGTCTTTCTCCTTTCGGTCAGGCGGCGTCAGCCGGCCTTTTTCCCGTTGAACTGGTGGATGTTCCCGGCGGCTTCGCGGCGCTTGAACGCCAGGTAGGCGTCCTTGTTGCCGCCGAACTCGGCGCGCAGGTCGGCGTCGCGGTCCCAGGCGGCCTCGGCCTGTTCCTCGGGCGTGCCACCCGAGCCTTCGGTCTGCGCCGGGCGTTTCGGCACCACCGCCGCCTCACCGTCCTGCGCAGCCAGGTCCGCGACGTAGCCGGCGCCCTTGGCCTTGTCCGCCTTGACCATTTCCAGCGCCAGCGTCTCGGCGGTCCAGCCTTCGGCCTTGGCCTTGGCGACCATGTCCTCGGCCCCCGGGCGGGCGATGTCGTCGATCGCCGCGACGCGGGCGCGCTCTTTCTCCAGCGCTGCGGCGACGGCGGTTTCAGTGTCCGAGGCCGCGCCGGACTTGGCCGCGCTCTCGATCTCGGTCACCAGGTCGGCCCGATGCTCGCGCAGCCCGGCCAGGGTCAGATCTTCCCAGTTCATGGAAGTCTCCTTTGCTGCGGTGGCGGGGCCCGCGGTTTCATTGGTCCGGGCCGCCAGCCCCGAACCGGTTTCCATGTCGCGCGCACCAGACAGTGCGCCGATCACGCCGGACATCGTCCCGCGCGCATCGACCATCCCGCGGCGCTGCGCCTCGGCCCCATCAAAGACGAGGCCCTGCCCGAAGCGGTCCAGCACCTCGGCTGAGGTGACACCCCGCATTTCGGCCACGGTGTCGACGAACTCCTGCCCAGCTGCATCGACCAGCGCCTGCAGTTCGGCCTTTCCTTCGGGGCTCTCGGGATCCAGCCGCTTGTTCGGGCTCTGCTCTGCGACCACGCGGACGATCCGCGCGCCCATCGCCTCGAACAGCGGTTCCATGTCGATGTATTCGATGACGGCCCCGACAGATCCGACCATCGCGCCCGACCCGACGGTGATGCGACTGGCCGCGCTGGCCAGGTAGTAGGCCGCAGAGGCAGCCGTGCCGCCGACAAACGCCTCGACCGGCTTGTCGCCGCTCTCCCGCAGGAACCGGGTGCAGTCGTCGCAGCCGGCCACCATGCCGCCGCCGCTGTCGATGTCCAGGACAATGGCGCGCACCCTGGGGTCCGCCTGTGCCAGTGCCACGTCCCGGGCGATCTCTTCATAGGACCAGAAGTAGAAAGAGAACTGACGCAGCAGCAGGCCACGAACGGGCACCACGGCCACGCCATCGACCACGCGGGCAAAATCGGACCCGTCGAGGATTTCACCATCGGCCAGAGCCGCGACCTCCTCGGTCGACTGCGCACTGCGCGCGGCTTCACGCTGACGCACGGCCTGCGCGATCATCATTTCATCCGGCCGCATCGCCCAGATGCGGCCCGAGCGGTCAACCTGCATGGCGTGCCCCCGGTGCTGTTTCAGTGTCCGACGTGTCGTCGTCGTCTTCCTCGTCCGGACCTTCGCCGGATGATCCGGAGGCGCCGACAGCCTCGCTGCCGTCCTCCTGCCGCCGCTTGCGGACGTCGCGGTGATCCAGGCCAAAGCGCGCCGCGGTGATCGCGGTCAGCGAGGTTGCGCCCATGTCCAGGTATTCCCGGTCGGCCTTTGCGTCCTTGACCGGGTCAATCGAGATCCGCGCCGGTCCCATCCAGGTCGCGCGCAGGTAGGCCTGCCGCATCAGCGGGTTGTCGAAGAACCCGGGCGCCGCGATCAACCCGCGCGCCACCGCCTCCGAGATCACGGCCTCGTAGACAGGACGGCAGAACTGGGCGACATGCTGCGCCCGGTCCACGCGAAAGAACTGCCAGGCCATTTCAAGCGCGGCGCGGCTGGCGGAATAGCTGGCCTGGAACTTCTTCAGCAGCAGCTCGTAGGGCAGATCGGTCCCTGCCCCGACCTCCTGCGCCACCGCCTCGATGAACGGCGTGAACTGCGGCGACGGGCGCCCGGGCGCAAAGCTCTGCACGGACTCGCCTGGCAACAGGTCAAACACGGTACCGGGATCGGTCAGGCGGATTTCCTGCTTTGTCTCCGAGCCGCCGGACCCGGATGTCTTCAGCCCCTCCGACAGATCCCCGCCCTCGGAGGTCATCGCGATCGCGAAACAGGCGCTGACCACAGCGGCCTGCAGCTCTGCCTCGGTGTATTCCGACCGCTGTTTCAGCGAGGTGATGACCGGTGCCAGCATCGGGGCATAGCGGCTCATGTCCGGGCGCCAGCGCGTGTTGTGCACGTGCAGGACCAGCCATTCACCGCGCGCGCCGTAGGCCGGGATGCGCTGCCAGGTCGTGCTGCCCTTCAACCCACGATCGAGGACGTAGCGGTCCGCAACGTGGTAGGCCACGGCTGCGCCGTCCTCGTCGAACTCGATCCCGCCGGCGATGTCGTCGCTGTCGGTCCGCCAGTGCGGGTTGCTGATCCGGTCTGCCTCGACCACCTGCACCGCCGTCGCCAGCAGGCGCCCTGCCCGGCGCTTGAACCGCCGAACGACAAAGACATCCCCAGACAGCAGCCGCGACCGAAAGACCAGGTCCTCCAACTCGCCAAAGGTCTGGACGCGAGTGATGTCGCAATCCCGGCACCCGGCCCAGTCGGTCCAGATGTCCAGCGCCTCGCGCTCCCAGGCGCGGGCCTGGTCGGGCGTCATCCGCAGCCGCTCCGCGTCGATCTCCGGGCGGACCATGTGCCCGGCCCCGATCACGTTGGTGACCTTGGTCGCGATCGAGGACTGACCGATCGGATCGTTGCGGACCAGGTCGCGGGACCGCCCGCGCAGTTCGTCGAGATCGGGCAAGGTGTCCGCATCCGCCGAGGCAGCAGCACCGCGCCAGTTGACGGTCACGTTCCGATCACGCCGCGCACCAGCATAGCCCGACGCGGTGGACAGGGCGCTGCGATAGCGCAGACGGTCAAGACCTGTCTTCGGGCTGATCCAGCCGATCAGGCGGTCCGCCAGGTTCTGCTTGGCCACCTTCACGACATGACCCCGCGCTTGAAGGCGCTGCGCGTGCCAGCCGCGCGGTTCTTGAGCGTGATCAGCCGCTGTTCCTCGGCCCGAAGGGCGGGCATGTCCAGGTAGGTCACCCGCTGCCCTTCCAGCTCGTAGGACTTCATCTTGCCGGCCAGAATCGCGTTGATCGCCGCCTGCACCAGGGCAAGCCGCGCCGCGTAGTCGATGTCGCTCATTTGATCCTTACCTTGCCCGCCCGCGCAGCCTGCGCTGGCGTGTCTGTACCGTTGCGACCCCATCCTCGACCGGGGCCACCTGGACGGCAGCCTGTGTCTCGAACAGGTCCGGTTGATCTTCCGGGGCCTCGACCCCGCGTTCCGCCTCGAGGGCGGCCCATTGTTCCCTGGTCATCGAGGTCCAACCCAGCTCGCGCGCCGCCGCGTCCGAGTAAATCATCGTGTCCAGTCCCTCGTTTCGCCGTGTCGGTTCGACCAGCTGCCAGTTGCTGACCATCACGCCGACCCGGTCGCGTTTCAGCACGCGCACCTCCGAGGTAATCTGGCGGAAATACTCATCCCCCAGGCCCTTCGCGAAATGCACGAACCCGCGCGCCAGCGGATCGTCCTTGCCCAGCCAGGTGTAGAAATCCGCCTTGAGCTGCGAGACGTTCAGGATCCGCCCCTGACGCCGCGCGGCGCGGGCCCGGGCATCCTTGCGGTCGCCCATGACCATCCGCTTCATGATCGGCCCGGTCTGGCCGGACCCGCCCTTGACCACGATCAGGCGCTTGGCCTGCCACCGCTTGGCGAAGGCCCAGACATCCTCTGTGTAGGTGCCGCCGTCGATGGCCATGCGGTCCAACGGCAGGCGGTGCCCCTTCTCGGTCCGCCAGGTCGTTTTCAGCAACGCATCCAGCGCCGCCCGCCCCTCTTCGCTGCCGACGTGATGCGGGATCACCCGGTACTCGATCACCCAGCGCTGGTAGTTCGCGCCATAGGCCACCACCTGCACCTCTGTCCGATCGAGCTGACAGTCCACGCCCGCCGTCAGGATCACGCCCCGCGCCGGCACGATGCCGACGCCGCGCCCCTCGCCATCGGGCACATTCTCGACCCGGTCGCGCAGCTTTTCCCAGTCCGGCCCCTTGCTCGCCTGTTCGTAGGGCAGGCCCAGGACATCGTTCCAGAACGTTTGTTCCGTCTCTGCTTCGACCTTGTCGCGCAGCGCCTGTTCGGTTTCGCCGCTGACCTTGGCCGTGGTCCAGCCCATGACCTGCGCGTATTCGTAGGCGATCGAGGCCCAGTCCCGCTGCGGCCCGTAGGCCCGCCACAGGTGAAACCCCGGATGATCGCCGCGGGGGTTCGTCGCCACCCACTTGCCATTCGCGATCAGCGCCGGCTTGTCCGAATGCCGGATCTCGCAGCCGCAGGCCTCGCAGGTGAAATGCGCATCGGCCAGGTTCTGCGGGTCGATCCGCTTCTTGAAGTTCTCCCAGGTCAGCGGCGCCATGTTGCCGCAATGCGGGCATGGCACGTTGTAGTACCGCTGGTCCGACCGCGCGAAGGCGGCACTGATCCGGCAGGCCCCCAGGATCTGCGGGGTCGAGGCGCGCAGGATCTTCGCATCCTCGAAAGCGGCGGCCCGGCTGACCGCCATCGCCTCGGGGTCGCCCTTGGCATGCATCTCGAACTTCGACAGGTCGTCCATGACAACCAGCCGGTGCGAGGTCTGCGCCAGGTCATCCGGCGACCCGGCGCTGGTCACCTTCAGGATGCCGGACCGGTCCAGCGTTTCCTGCCGAAACTTGGCGTCGCTGTTCTTGTCGGCCCCGCCGCCACGCCCGAACATCCGCCGCAGGGACGGCGCCGCCCGGCGGATCGGATACCACTTCTGGTCGATCCAGTCGGTGGCCGCCTTGTTCGTCGGGTGTACCACCAGCGAGTTGAGCGGCATGTATTCATGCCAGGCGGCCACGGTCGGGTTGATCACCGATTCCGTCTTGGCGATCTGGGCCGATCCGCGCAGCGTCACCTCCCGGCAGGGATGCTCCGGGCTCAGCACCGCGTGAATCTCCGCCAAGAACTGCACCGGGCGGATCGAGAACGGACCGGGAAACGGCGACCGCTCGTCGAAGACGATGTTCTCCCGGCACCAGCGCGTGATGTCGGGCGGCGGCGGCGGGCGCATGGCATCGGCCATCGCCGAGGCGATGACGGCCCGCGCCGAGGTCAGGAAACCCATCTAGAAATCGGCGTCCTGTTCTTCCGGCACCATCTCCGCCGCCTCCGCCTCTTGGTCGAGTTGCTGCGCCCGGGCGCTGCGATGCTCGCGCCAGACGTCGATCATGATCTGCCGGGCCGTCTTGAAGTCGACTCCCATCTTGTCGGCCACCGCCCGCGCCGCATTCCGCAACACGTTCTCGAACTGGGCCAGTTCCGCCGCCAGCGCGCGCCGGGCTTCACGCCCCGCCTGTTCCGCCAGGACCAGCGTCCCGTCATCTTGCGCATTGAGGCGGCGCAGCTTCCGGGCCTCTTCCTCGGCCTTGAGCGTCCGGGCCATTTCATAGCGGGCCTGGTCGGTGGTCCGCAGCGGCGCCGAGTCCCGCTCGGGCACATCCTGCGGTGCCTCCGTCGGCGAATCGGTTTCCTCGATCTCGCGCAGCGCCTGCCTGGTCCGGGCGCCGTTCCCCATCAACTGGCCCGGGTCCAGCTTCCTGTTCAGCGCGTTTGCGCAGGCCGCCAGGTCAAACCGGCGCGACCGCCCGTCCCCCTTGTAGCACCCGTCGAGCTTTCCCTCGGTCACCAGTTGGCTGATGCGGCCTTTGCTCAGGTCCAGCTTTGTCGCCAGTTGTGTCGCCGTCAGTCCGCTCATGCCTTTCCTGCCCGCCTAAACCGTGTCCCGGCTTCTAAACATCCGTTATGTTTAGGCTTTCCATTTAGTTTACCGCCGCGAAACCCATGCGCTTAGCGCCCCCGTATACGTTTATTTCGCCGGAAGGACCCGCTTTCGCTTGACATCTCGCCGGGGGATGGGGCGCCGCCCAGCCGCTGCAGCGCCCCGGCTCTGCTCGCGCCTGTCGGCTGGCGCGCTCGGGGTATCCCGAAACGAGAAGCGCCCGGCGGCATCTCTGCCCCGGGCGCACTTCGGTTCCACGGCACTATGTCAACAGACCTAGAAATTCGTCAACCCATTTTCGACCAGGGCGCCACGGCGGGCAGCGCCTCCGTCAACTCGAAGAGGTCGAACGTCACCCCGCGCAGCCCCGCCTGCACGTCCATCAATGCCCCGCGCCAGTCGAGATACCGCCGACGCGCCGCCGCGATCTGGGACGCGGTCGGCTCGACCGTGACCGGCGTCCACAAGACGGGCTCACGCACCAACCCGCGCCGCGGCTTCAATGTCAGCACCTCCCCGATCTTCTCTTTCTTCCCCTGGACGCCGTGCCGGTTCCTGTTGCCCCACGCCCTCGGCACCATCCGCTGAGGCCCGATGTCCCAGCGCGGGCAGGCACATGTCCGCGCCAGTTCCGCCACCTGCACCGCCACCGACCAGGGCACCGACCGCCGAAGCACGCTGACCACAACCTCGGCGTCATGGTGCGGCAGGCTGCGCCCCCCGGACTGATCGACACGCAGGCACGACCCCGGCTCACCCGTGGACAAGGCCATCGCCTCCATGATCCGCCGGGTCGAGTCGCAGCCCACAGGCGCACCGCCGCCAACCTCGTCGTATTCCAGCGCCGCCTTCTCGCGCGCGAAGGCCCATTCCAGCAACAGCCGCACGCTCACCCGCTCGCGCCCATCAGGCCCGACCGGCTGACCACAGCGCCCGACACCCTCCGCCTGCACCGCCGCCCGCGCCCCGATCCCGCGATAGGCCATCATGCCGACACTCCCG